CCCATTCTCCACGTTCCATCCAGTTTTCCGCGCCGCCTGCGTTCCTCCAGCATCCGTTCAAAGGCGTTCAGGTAGAGTTGCTTGTACTTCGGCCATCTTGCGAACTCTGCTTCACGGCTTTTCCTTTTCGCCAGTGGGCAACCGATACAGCCCACACGGCATTGCCCCTCGGCGTAGAGCGGATTCATAGGGCATTTCGTATCTTCTAAAAATCCGTACACATCCTCGTCCGCCCAGTCGATAATGGGGTTCACAACCCGTTTTGCTTTCATACGGCAGTTTTCAAAAAGCATCCTTTTTTCGTCATTGTCGTTGGCGAGAATGATGCTTTTATCTTTGGCTGCGCCCAGTTTTTCGTAGATTCCACGATTGTTTTTTCTTGATGCAGATTCAGCCCAGCGAACCCCGGTGCAGATAAACCGCCCTGCCCCCCCTGCTTCTTTCAGAACGGCACAGCAGTACCGCACCAGCCGGGTAGGTGGCATGAGTTTTTGAGGGATTAAGCTCCACATGGAGGTGCGCTTCCCCTTGTACATGGGCATATTCACGGTGCATTTGTAGCCCTTTTCTTCCAGCCGTTTGAACTCGCTCCGCACGAACCGCACCGTCTCCGGGGCATCCGCTGTGGTGTGGTTGTGTTGAAACTCGCAGGGGATGCCAGAGCGAACCGCAAGCTCGGTGATAACCCCGGAATCTTTTCCGCCTGAAATGCAGATAACCAAAGGCTGCTGATACGCCATGAGCGACATATCAGAGGCAGCTTTCAGGCGATCGATTGCCATCTGCTCCAAGTCATTCATTCTCGATAACAATCCCCTCTCTCACCAAGTCCGGGTGTTCGTACCGGAAAAATTGGCGTTGTTTTTTGTGGTTTCCAATTGATTTCATGATGTTTTTATTCCAGTTATCGATGAAATACGTTTCCCATGCCTTGCAGCCGTCCCCGTTGGTGGGGCAATCGTCCCGCGTGCAGTTTCTGCAAAAGGGGCTTGACGAATCGATGTACTGGCCGGGTTTTTCGTCCATCATACCCACCCCTCACAGTCTGCGCGTGTTCCGCACACGGTAATTTTTCCCCCGGTCTTTGCCGATGGAGTAGGCTTTTGCCCGCTCGTAAATCCTGCCTCCGATCGCTTCGTCAATATCCAGCAGTTCATCCTCCGTCAACTCCGTGGACAGAATGGTCAGCAGTTCCGGGTTGTTGTATCGGTAGTTCAAGATTTCAAACGCATAGTTGATATCTGCCGCTGTGGGGCGCTGGGTGGCGTTCTCTGCCGTTTTCCCGGTCTTGAAAAGGTCATCTATGTACAGCACCTTTGCGGTCTTGTACTTGTCCAGAATCCTCCGCAGCTCAACCGTTTCGCCGTCAAATTCGGACATTCTGGCAGCCTGTTTGATCTTTCCAATTTCATCCCGCCAGAGCATATACACCACTTCCCGACCTTCCAGCAGCAGCTCACGGCAAATGGCAGTGCATAAGTGGGTCTTTCCGCAGCCGGATTGACCGCACAGGGCGAACCACCCGGAAGGATTCTTGGCGTAGTCCATGGCGGCGGCTTTGAGGGTTTCTTGCCACGGCTCCGGGGTCTGGAACTTGTCGAAGGTGTAATCCCGGATGATGTTTTTCAGGCCGCTCCGCTGCATCCGTAGGATGGAGCGCCGGGTATCTGCACACTTGCAATCTGCCACGGAATGGGAAAAAGTGCCGTCCGGGTTCTCCACCAACCGGGCAACATAGCCTTTGTTTTTGCAAATAGGGCAGTTGTAGCCGTCCTCTTTGTCCCGGTCGCCAATAGCGCCGTTCAGGGCATCCACCCGGAGTTGGGCATACTGCCGGGGGTCAAAGTCACAGGTAGTGACCAACCCTTTCGCTTTGAGCATTTCCATCAAGCTTTCCATTGGCGGGTCCTCCTTTCATCAGTCTGTCCCAGATAATCCCTGCCCAGTTTGCTGCCATACACTGCTCCATCAGGTCAATGACTGCTTGTTCTCCGTACTTTGCAGCGTTTTTTTGGATTTGGGTCAGCAGCGATTTCAAGCCCTGTTCCTTGTAGCTCTCCCGCCGTTCGGACTTGTATTTCAGCCAAGCGGTGGTTTTCGCCATCAGCGATTCGGAGAAAGAATAACTTGCGATGATTTGCGAAAAGGGGGTAGGGGGATAACATTCGTTCTCTTTCTCTTTCTCTCTCTCTTTCTCCTTCTCTTTCTCTTTCTCGCTTGCGGGTTGCTCTTGCTTACCGTTTGCTTCCGCTTTGCTTCCACTTTGCTTACCGTTTGCTTCCGATTTACTTGCGGTTTGCTTACTGGTCCCGCCGTTTTTCCCAGACTTTGCTTTCCGTCTGCTTGCGTCCAGATTCGGCTTGATAAGCATAAAGGCAATGGCGGCGGCGTCAGACATTTTGTCTACGTCCGGGGCATTGTTAAACAGAGCGTATTTGCAAATAGCGTCATAGGCTTCTGCCCTTGCGGCCTTGCTTTTTATCTTGAAAACCGCCTCAAAAAACGAGCGGTAAAAAGTGAATTGGTTTCTTACTTCATCTTCCATCTGTGTCACGGGGGGCCTCCTCTCCGGTGAGGCGAACCGCCACGCATGGGCGGGTGCCGTACCTCTTGCAGACTGTGGCGTCTGTGATAACTGCATCATCCTTGTAGGCGATCCCGTTCAGGGCATCACACACGATCTTGCCTATGTTGTCCCAGTCGGGCTTCACCATTGGTAGAATCTGATTGTCAATCGCTTCGGCCTGCTTGCGCTTGCTCCACGAATGGGGAACGGGGTAGATTGCCGCAATGTCAACCCGGATAGTGCCGGTGAACTTTGCCCCGTGGGCTTCGCACTGGTATGCCCATGCCACCAGCTTTTCATAGTCCTTCGTTTTCTTTGGGGTGTATGTCGCACCGTTCTGGGTAAAGCGGGGGCGCTCCTTCCCTTGCGGAACGCCGGGAATCGTAAATTCAATCGTCACGTTTTCGCTCCTTCCTTTGGAGTTGGCGGTTTCACCTCCCACCGCCAAGGGAAAATGCAAACTATACTGTCAATCTTTTTGGGGAAAGATTGATTTTTCCGGCCTAGAACGGCAATTGTGCGTCGTCGTCTTCCAACTCTACGAAGTTCGTCGCAGGGGCGGGAGTCTGATACGCCGGTGCGCTGTATCCGTTGTCAGCCCCAGAGCTGGCCTGAGTGCCGCTTTCCTTGCTTCCGTAGAAATAGACATTGCTCACAAGAATCTCCGCATGACGGCGCTTCTGACCGTTCTTGTCGGTATACTGCCGGATTTGCAATCTGCCCGTTACTATGGCCATCTGGCCTTTGCGGAAATACTTGGCGGCGTTCTCCCCGGCGGCTCCAAAGGCGGTGCAGCCTAGGAAATCCACTTCTTTCTCGCCGGTCTGCTGGTTCTTGAAATCCCGGTCAACCGCCAAGGTGAAGCTGGTAGCAGCCTTGCCGGAATTGGTTCTGCGAAGCTCCGGGTCTCGCACCATGCGTCCGGCAATGGTGATGGTGTTAAGCATTCTCCGGTACCTCCTGAGGGATGACCTCGCCGGTGGCCTGATCGGCCACAATATCGGTATCAATAATGCCGATCAGCCCGTCTTCCGCTTTGGAATCATCCGCCATAACATCGGCCAGCTGCTTCCCTTCGTCGCGGGTCTGATAATCGATGGACATAACGCCCCACTTACCAATGAGCTGACGGTATACGGTTTTCCGCGCCATGGCGTCCCAATCATCACGCCAGCCCTTTCCCTGATACTCGCCCTTGCGGAACTTCCGCTCGTGGGCTTCAATGGCCGCCTTGCTCATGTAAATGGTCTTCTCCGCGCCGTTCACAAGTCGATAGTAGCCGACATAGCCGATAACCGGCAATTTCTCCCGCTCTGCTTCATCCTCGATGAAGTCAACCACAACTTCTTCTGTCAGGCGATTGTAGCTTTTCAGCTCACCCTTGCGGATATCCACCACGTTGATGGTCTTGTATGCGCCGGTGCGAAGCGCCAACTGGTGCATACCCTTCCAGCCAAGAATGAAGGTCGCCTCCGTCTTTTTTGTTCCGGTGTCCTTCTTGTAGTTCTTGAATGGGACGATATAGGCATATCCCAAGTTCTGGTCGATGGGCAGGTCAAACGTTGCAGCCTTCAATGCGGACTGGATAACGGTCATGGGACTTTCCATAAATGCCTGCTGCATATTCTTATCCGCATTCACCATCGAGACGATGGAAGAAACAAACTGGGGGGCGCGCTTGCCAAGCAGCTCGTCAAAGCGTTTCCGCATACCGTCCCGGTCGAGGAATGTGTTGAGCATTGCGCCGATGGACTGCTGAGCAGCCGCAGCGGGTGTTTGCTTCTGTACCTGATTCTGAATTATGTTTGCCATTAAATTGCCCTCCTGTTGGCATATTCGTATTTTTTATGTGGCCTTGCCGGAGTAGTAAGCGCCCTTTCTGGTTCCCACCCATAGCGGACAATTCTATCCTTTAAAAGCGCTCTGTCTAACCCCGTAATTCTTGCCCATTCAGCGATAGTGTGGGTCTGACCAGCGTGCGAAACACGGTGGTTAGTAGATTTGTTCGCCGCTTGCTCAGCAGCTGTTATCCATCGGCAATTCTCTGGGCAGTAATTCCCGTCGTTATCGATACGGTCAATCGTCAGATTGTCGGAGTATCCGTTAGCAACCGCCCAGTCATAGAAAGTGGAAAAGTCTCTCGCCCAGTCATCGCAAAGCGAAATCCCCCTCGCTCCGTACCTGTAATACTTAGCGCACCTCTTGTCATAGCACCTAGTCTTCATGCCCGTCCAGATTCCGTACAATCTCGTGTTTGATTTCCCGTGTGTATATTTTCCCATACTTTACGCCTCCTTTTTGAACCGAAAAGTTCTGCTTTCCGAAGATTTGAAATAGTTCTGTGGGATTTCTCCATGGTCTTTCTCCCACTTCTTTCTATCGAACGTGGAGCGTTTCTGCGTCTTCCATATGACGCTGTAGTTCCCGTATCCGCCCCGCTCGGCGGTTCCCATGGCTTCCATAATACGCGCCTGAGCGGCGGCTTTCTTTTCTTCCAGCGCCTTGATCTGCTGGCCGCATTCGTCCATGATCGCCAAATCAACGGCGCAACCGGTCAAATCCATTTCGGTGTCCGGATCGCTGGCCGGGAACTCTGCGTTCAGGGCGTCAATGGTGGAATCCATGCCATCAATGGCCGGGGGCGTTTCGCTCTGAACGTTCTCCCAGAAGCTTTCCTCCGCCTCTTTCAGGGCTTCCAGCTCTGCTTCGTCCCGCTCGATGACGAACACCTTGAAGTCAATGCCCAGAACCAGAACCGCCAGATACCAGCGGTCAAGGCCTGACACAAGCAAGTAATGGCAGCACTGTGCGTAGTAAGTAGCCGGGAACTCGCCGTTCTTGAATTTGCTCAGGTGCAGGGCATTGGTGGTCTTGATCTCTAATCCTGCCCGTTCCCCAATGACCAGCCGGTCGTAGTTGGCGTGCGCGTAGGGCATATCGTCCCGGAATACGGTGTAGTTCTCCCGGCGCACCTTTTTCCCGGTAGCTTCGGTAAACCGCTTTGCTACGTATTCCTCCAAGTCCGTGCCAAGGCGTACCGCCTCTTTCTGGGAAATATCCTCCGGGATGACCTTACCGGTTTTCTCCGCCCACAGGGCATACGGTGACTTGTAGGGGTTCAGACCCAGAATGGCGGCGGCATCCGAACCACCAATGGTGGTAGAGCGCAGCGCTGTCCATTCCTCTTTGCTCATGGTCGCGGTTGGGATTTTCCGTATCATTCTTCATCCTCCCGCAACGGCTCAAACCGTTTTATAGCGATACCGCCTTTGTACGGATATGCCCGGTATTTTGCCCCGGGGGGAACAATTCCGCCTAAGCTACCTGTGCTGATATAAAAGCCCCCACCAACTTTGTTTATTTTTAATGTTCTACCAATTTTTTGCGGAATAAAAACGACGTAGTTCTCGCTTACTTTTATCCCAACAGTGTTTTCGCCGTTCCAAAACTTTGAAGCAAGAGCGTTAATGTAGGCAATGCGCCTCTTATTATTTGAGAAACTGACAGCCGGAACATTGACTCGATCGTATGGCCTAATGTAGATATCCTCGAATCTTTCTGATTCGCTGATGATGATTCCGTCCTCCATTATTCCTCCACCTCCGCTTCCTCGTTGAACTCCGTCATGGAATCGATGCAATCCAGGCAGTAGAACTCATCATGCGCTGGGATATATACCAGTTTGCTGTCTGTGATGGGACATCCGCACCTGGCACACTTCGGGAGTACCGCTTCCCGGGAGTCGGCATCCGCCGCCAACTGTTCAGCCTGCCGCCACGGCTCCATGCTGTCAAAAACGTCCATTGACTTTCCTTTCTCAGTTTGATATACTGTAAATGGTAGAGATTTTTTATATCGCTTGCCGTCCCCGGTGCTGTAACATCGGGGGCGGCTTTTTATCGCCCTCTGATGCAACGTCCGATACCGGCACCCATCAGGATAGCGCACACCCACATTGCGGGGACTGCCGCCTTGTCTGCCAGCAAATCGGCTTGCTGCCACCAGAAAAGCACCAGATTCAGCCCCGCATAGGGAAGCACACGGAAAGTGCATTCCCTAATATTGAACGGCTTCCGGTTCTCCGGCACTGGCTCCCACCGGGCATCTATGGGCTTATTCCTGCTTGCCATATCATCACCCCCTGACCTGATGATTTCGGTGGACGACATCGAAAAGCTCTACGTTCTCGTCGTCAAACGCCTTGCTTTCCTTCGATTCCAGCAAAAGGGATTCCCGCAGATGCTCATTTTCCCGGCGCAGGCGGCGGTTCATCTCCGCCATGGTGCGAAGCTGGGTCGTTTCGTTGGGTGTCATTGTCCAGCTGCCTCCTTTGCAAACGCCCGTATCTCCTTCTCCGAATACCCCAGCAGCCGGAGGATTACGCCAGGGTCGGGTTTCAGTGCCGCCACAAACCGGGACAGTGTTTTCAGCTGCATCTTTCCGGGGTCTTGCTTGTATACTCCGATGGTCACATCTGCCGTGCCGACCGCCCGGGCAAGTGCGGCGTTGTTATTGCTCTGAACCCCCGCGTCTGGGCATCTGCGGTCGATCTCCTTCCAGAAATCCTCCACTGCGTAGCGCTCGGCATACTGCCGGATTCTTGGCATTTCATCATCTCCTCCCGTATAATCTACAATTCGTTTATTCATGTCTTTTTTATTGCATATTGCCCCTCGCTGTGCTATTCTGGAAGAAAAAACAGAAAGAGGCGGTCTTATGGGCAAAAAGAGTATAAAAGCATCTAGCGCGGAGTATCCGGGCGAATCGTATTTATTGCGCTGCACGTATCAGGAGGTTACCGAATGCCCGTCATGCCATTTCGCTATTGAGCCGAAGGCATTATGCGCTTACTACGTTCAGCCCGACAGCCCTTCTGATGGGAAATGCACGCTGTACCTTCTTTCCCTGTGCAAAAGGTGCAATCAGGTCTTTTTAAGCGCCTTTCAGGAAAGTACAAGTCGCCCTGTTCCTGGCTTTGCAGATTTCGATTCTGCCTCGTACTCTGTCCCTTACACGCCTAACATAAACAAATTTTCAGGCGACGTGCAGCAGCTTTCACCGGACTTCGTTGAGACCTATGCGCAGGCGGAAATTGCCGAATCTCAACGGTTGTATCGCATCTGCGGGGTTGGCTATCGAAAAGCCCTGGAGTTTTTGGTAAAGGACTATTTGCGGCATAAGAATCCAGATAATACCGATAAGATACTCGCGGAGCCGCTCGGTTCGTGCATCAAAAAGCTGGAAGACCAAAGGCTCAAGGTTCTCGCTGAGCGGTCGGCATGGATTGGAAACGACGAAACGCACTATGTAAGAAAGCACGACGATCTCGGCATTGAAGATATGAAACGCTTCATAAAGGCCATGCTGAATTACGTAGAATCGGAACTTGCTTTCGAGGAAGCCGAAGCCATCCCCTGCAAATAGGTATCGCGCTCTGCCAGCTTCTCCCCGGCCAAAGACCAGTATTCCACGACAACCCGTGTCGGCTGATCCACTGCACCAGACCCGCGCGCAGACCGTGTTTCAATGACGGGGATTACACGTGCTGAATCACACCCTCTGGGGAATAGATAATTTTTCATTTTTTCACCCCCTTCTAGGCTTGTCCCATTAAGATTCACCTTTTCAAGATAATTATGGTTCAAAAAAAATGTGGTCAACTTGCTCAGCAGAAAGATCGAGAATAGACTTTATGCTGCGAACTTCGCCAAGCGAGAATTCCGCTCCACCAGTTCCGTTCAATTTGGCGTTAAACCTAGACAAACTGACACCGATACTGCGGGCAACATTCTCTTGGGTCATTGCCTTCGCTCGTATTTCGCCTTTTAGCAAATTGCTATTCATTTTTTCCCCTCCTTTCGGATTCACCTTTTCAAGATAATTTCATTATACACGCTCTTTTCTATTTGTCAAGATATTTTTATTGACTTTATCAACTTTTTTTGCTATTATCAAGATAGCCATATGAAAGGGGGGTAATACATGACACTTGGAGACAAAATCCGCTTCCACCGGAAACGGCTCGGCATGACGCAAACGGAATTAGGGGCGCGGCTGGGCGTTCAAGTGAACGCCGTGAGCAAGTGGGAGTGTGGGCGTGTGGAATCAATTCCTACATCAAAGATTAAAGAGATTGCAAAAATTTTCGGGGTTGCTCCATCCTACCTAATAGATGATGAACAGCCCGCCGATTCCGGCGAGCTGTCCGAAGCCAAGAAAGCTATGTATGATTTTGTCGATTCGCTTTCTGACGATCAGGTGCGGCGGCTTCTTCAGATAGCACACGCCGCATTTGAGAAATGAACCATTCAAATTGCGCGTCGTTCATTTCCGATATAAGCCGTTTCAGTTCTTCTCTTTCCTTCATGTTTTGTCCCCCCGCTATATATTTATAAACGTTTGTTTGATTACGTAGCGTATAATAGCACGTCATGTGTCCAATAAACCGGACTAATTAGAAAAATGCACAAAAATTTTTCTCTCCGTTGAAATTATTTTCTGAGCGTGGTATTATTTTTCTGTGGATTCTATGTGAAAAGGCACCCACTATAACAAAAAAGTCGGTGGTGAGTTTCGTGAATGCTTTTAATGGAAAATTTCCCGGCATTGTTAAGAATCTCTTCTTAAAGCGCACAGAAAAATGTGACAAGCAGATCGAATTTTCAGAAGTCTCGCCGGTATTAGGGCAATATGACGCTCTCGCAAATCCGCAAGACAATTATCAGAAGATGCGCCAAGCCGAAAGTGATTGGATTGAAGCCCATTACGATCTAAACAGTATTAATGGCATTAACAAAATCCCAGTTCAAAAAGGTCTTCGTTGCCCGTTTACAACGGGTGTGACAGGCCAATTATATTACATATTGCGCAGGAAGGCGTATGAGCATGAGAAAAACGGGCGCATGAGGCTGGCTGTTGCCTGCATGAGCAAGTCCAGCGAACTTGCGATACTTGATTATGGAACTCGAATACAAAAGCAAGAGCTTTACCCTCTTGTCCGCATTCTAGCACGGGACGGTCAGGTTGATGAGGCTATTGCGGAAAAAGAATATGTTGACAGATACTGTCAAGAGCAAAGAGACATTCTTGATAAGTATATTTTTCAGGAGGCAATCGCGTCTGCCAAGAACCTCAAGACAGATTTTGTCATAATGAGTGTTCACAACGTAACCTGCCCAGAATGTGCAAAATATCAGGGGCGTGTTTACTCTATATCTGGCAAGAGTCTAAAGTTTCCAAAAATCCCCGGCTTCTTTTACGAGACTGGGCGAGTTCATCCCGGTTGTAGTCATGTATTTTATCCATATATTGACGGAGTTGATGACCCGCATTTAGACTACACACTTTCGTGCCACCCATTGCGAAATAGGCTATATGCATTAAATATTTCGGTTTTTAGCAAGCGCCCTTTCGTTGACGATCGTACGCGAGCTGCAAAAGAAAAATCACGGGCTTACCTGGCAGAACAAGCGTTGAAATCCGAAGCCGAAAAAGATATGGACGACAACATGATAGAATATGAAACAAAACGTGGTAATGACGCTCGCAACTTTTTTTGGCTAAAAAAACATATTCCCGGAAAGTGTCCTAAGTCGCTTTCCGGGTATCGGAGAATGAAAACCCAGAACACGAGGAACTATCAATTCTTGAAGCAATTTGCGTCCGAACAAGGCAGGGAAATATGATCGTGTATACCATGCCGAAAAATTAGAGCGGGAACTTTGTTGAATATGCCCCGCCACCCGTGCCACAAGGTGACGGGGCTTGCCGCCGGAATGGTGTGTCCCTTGCCGGTTGCAATATCACCATAGCATTTTCAGCATGGAAAAGTAAACCACACATTTGATTCAACCAGAATCAAATATGCATAATCCGGAATCAAATTTGAATTTAATAGGAGGGCGAATTATGGATTCAAATACAGGCCAAACATTCATCGAGGAAATGCAGCCGAATTTCGATGCCCTCCCGGAAAGGCTGAAAGACGAGAAATTCCGGAACCATCTGACGAATCAACAGCTTTCTGACGTATCCGGCGTTCCCATCGCCACCACAAGCCGGATTCTTTCCGGTGCTGTATCGAACCCCGGCTTTTTCCATATCGCCGCGCTGTGCGCCGCTATGGACGTGTCAATGGATTCCGTTGCAGGTGTTCACCAAAGCGGAGATCAGGCGGAAATAGACCAGCTCCGGCAGGAGATAGCATACAAGGACGAGATAATTGCCGAGAAGGACGCGGCGATAGACCGCCTACTGGACAGGAGCCGCATTATGGAGGCCGGTGTCGCGGCCAGAGATGACCGCATCAGCAAGCAAAATGCAGAAATAAAGAATGTCCGCAGCTCATACAAAATCCTTGTGTACGGGCTGTGCGGCATTTGCATTACGCTGACATTTGTGTGGGCAATCTATGTGATTCTGGATGGCCGGGTGCCAGACCAGGGGCTGATACGTTCTGACGATGTTTCTCCGGTCGTGTGGGTAGGTGCGGCGGCTGTTATTGTACTGCTGTTCGGCCTTCTGCACTTCACTGTAAGCAAAATATCAAAAAAGAGGGATACGCTATGGGAAGAAAGAAAAAAGAGCCGGGGGTAAAACTCCCGGCTATTAAACAACTCCCGTCAGGGTCATGGCGAACAAGAATCTATATTGACGGCCGCACAGTCTCCATAACGAAGCCCACATACGACGAATGCGCGGCGGAATACCTCGCCATGAAGCACGGGGTCATTGAAGCGAAAGCCGCCCCCATGAAGCACGGGGTGCCGCTGGGGGACGCTCTCGACAAATACATTTCGACCCGGAAGGGGTTCAAGTCACCATCAACGATTTATGCGTATGAATCCTACCGCAAGCAGCGCTTCCAAAGCATGATGGTGGCTGACGTGTACACCACCACGGACGAGCAGTGGCAAGCCGCCATCCGCAGGGAAGCAAAATCGTTGTCCCCGAAATATATTAAAAATGTGTGGATGCTGATCTCCGCAGCGATATTCGAGGAAACCGGACGCAGGCCGCGGGTGACCCTGCCGGAAAAGGAACACAACGAAAAGCCGTACCTTGATCCGGATCAGATACCGGTGTTCCTGCAAGCCATAAAAGGGGAATCGATAGAAATCGCTGCCCTGCTGGAATTATCCAGCTTGCGCAGGTCTGAGATGCTGGCTCTGACGTGGGACAAGGTCGATTTCAAGAACGAAATAATATATGTCCACGGGGCAAGAGTTGCCGGGGACGGCGGCAAGCTGGTTCACAAGAAGCAGAATAAAAACGATTCTTCCCGGCGCACGGTGCCGATTATTGAGCCGCTGATGGAAGCACTAAAGGCAGTTGATAACAAAGAAGGCTATGTCGTCAACCTGACCGGCGGGTGGATATGCACAAGGATAAACGAGATTTGTTCCGACAACGGCCTGCCGAAAGTCGGGAACCACGGATTGCGGCACAGCTTCGCGTCTCTGGCTTATCACCTCCAGATACCGGAAAAGATAGCAATGGAAATTGGCGGGTGGGCAGATGACGGGACAATGCACAAAATATATACACATCTGGCGCAGAAAGACATTGCAAAACGGGCGCAGGATTTCCGAAACTTCTTTGTGTCAAATGCGGATAAAAAAGCGCAAATTTGACACGCCATTTGACACAGATTTTGAAAAATCGTTGTATACCAACGCTTTTTGGCGGTTTAATCGCGGGTTCGATTCCCGTACGGGTCACCATGCCAAGAACAGCTCCGGAAACATATTCCGGGGCTGTTTTCTTGCTTTATTACATTTTCACGGTGAAATATAAACATTTATGCCTAGAAAATATTTGTACGTTCGAGTTATTTCTTGCCACTTCCAAGCGTTTATTCGCGCCAAATTTGACACGCCATTTGACACGAAATCTGCCACGCTTACCGCTTATACAGCCCCTGCACCACTCCGACGTTCTCCGCCCGTTCAATATCCCGCTTGTGCAGGTACTCATAGACGGCCATCATGGCCGCAGGCGGTTCGCCCTTCTGCTTGCGGTATTCCTCAATATGGGAAACGACGGCCTTGTGCAGGGCGTTCATGTGGTTCATTTCCTCCCCGCTCAGCCTGTAAAACAGGTCTGCCAGCTCCGGGTCGTCGTGCTTGTATTCCACGGCCAGCTCTGCGTAGGTGTGCGCGTCCTCCAGCTCGTCCTCAATGTGCTCCATCAGCAGTTTGATTTCTTTCATGGCTTACGCCTCCTTTATGTATCTCAGAAGCTTGTCAACCTCTGCCCGGTCAAAGGACAGCTTGCCGACAAACGGGATGTCAAATTCCAGCGGTTTCCGAATCTGCGGGGCAAATGCGTTGTAAAGCGCGTCCTCGTCGATGTTTCCGTCCTCCAACACGCTCAGCATTTTGACGGCGGGAATGCTTTCCAGCCTTTCAAAAATCTGCGGCGTTCTCTTGGCGTACAGGGCTACCACCCCGGCGACAACGACGGCTTTCATTTCCGGAAAGTGGGGAAGAACCTCTTGCTCCACATACCGAAGCGCCCCGTTTACAAAACGTTCTTTTGAAACCATAGTTACCTCCGATTATTGTTGGGGCGGCGATTGCCGCCCCGTTTGGATTAGCCAGCAGCGGCAGCAGTGGGCGCAGTCCAGCTGTTCTTTGCGGGCATCGGTTCAGGGCACACATTCCCAATGGGAATCACGGTCTTGGTCAGCCCGGACAGCGTGTTCAGGGTGTTCTGCATGCAGCTGAGGTTTGCGGTGATCTGGGCATTGACAACCGCCTGAGCGGAAATCTGCCCTTCAACGCCACGCAGACGGCCATCCAGATACTGGTACATGTCCAGTATCTTCTGGTCTGTATAGGTGTTGGCGTCCCGGAGCTTGATATCGGACTTGAGCGCCGCGATCTCAGCCGCCTGTCCTGCTTCATACCGGTTCACAACGTGGTCACCCTCGGAGCAGTTGCCGCCGAAAATGCCACCGTTCGCCATGCCCAGCAGGGTGGAAATGCCGCCGATGTAGCCGCCGATACCGCCCACGCGGTCAGCAGCAGTGAAATTTAGAGACATATAGAAGTCCTCCTTCAAAATATTAGGAGGTGGCCACCTTCTACCTATAGAATAACAAAAATCCCGACGGTAGAATCATCATCTACTCGTCGGGATTTCGTCAACAAATCGTCAATAAATCGTCACGCAGAATCAGAATTTCAGATTTTCAGGGAGCTTGTCACTGTACTTTCTGCACAATTCATATTCTATCCGCAACTTTTTAACCGTTCTTGTGATAGTGGCTTGGGACACGCAAAACTTGTGGCACTGTTTTGTCTGGCTCCATCCGGCGGCTCGGGTGCGGATGATCTTTTCCTCCAGCGGCGTGAGAATCGCCAGAGAACAGAACTCATCCAAAATTACCCGATTCCACGGGACTTTATCCACTTATCACATCAGTCCTCCTTTGGGGAACTGTAGGTTCTTGCCTGTTTGCTGTCAGAGATACCGGCGGTGGTAGGATCATTGACCACGCCCAGAATCACCAGCAGGGCAAACACGGCGTTCACCACGGCCAGAAGCTTATCGCCGATTTCGCCCAAGTCCAGCGTAAAGCCGAACAGGGCGGCTACCGTCTGCACCAGCAGAAGCAGCGCGGGAATTGCGGCCAGCCAGAAGTTCTTGTTCTTGATACGTACAATCCAGTTAATCATTTTGTTTTCCTCCTTAAATTTAGCCCAGCCCAAGCCGGGCAAGAATAAACCCTACGACAGCGGCCACAACGATGTAGATGACCTTTTCCACAACGCCCTTCCACCGCTTGCCGGGTTCGGCTTTCAGCTCCTGCACGTCCGTGCAGAGGCCGTCAACCTTCTCCCCGGTAACCTCCACCTTCTCCGCCATGACAGCGACGGATGTTGCCAGCGTGTTCACCGCTTCCGTGTGCCGTTCCAGCGCGTCCAGACGGTGGGAGTTGGATTTGCTCCGCTGTTCTACCGCAGAAAGTCGTCCGGCGATTTCCGTTTCTTCCATTGGCATACTCCCTTCTCAGCCGTTCCACCGGCTGTATTTTCCGTTGTCCTCATGAATGCCCCAGCCGTACAGCCCAAGACCGCCACGCCCGGGGATTTTCTCGGCCTGTACCTCCTGGGCTATGGAATAAAGCTTCTCCGGGGAGATAGCCCCTGAGAGGTCTACGGCCTGTCCCGTGGTGTGCAGGGAGTTGGATACCCCGCCCACCTCGGCATTGTGCCGCTTGCACCGCACACCGGAATTTACATTCAGGGGAACCCCCGCCCTGCGGCGTATCTCATCCGCCATGCGGACGGTTTCTTCCACCGGTTCTGCGGGGAACCCGTTGCAGTATTTCCCGCCGCACTGGCACCGGAATTCCTCACGGGTGAAATACTTGATATCATCCCAGAATGTCCCGGTTTTTGGCGCGTCGCTGCTTTCCGGCTTCTCCACCTTTACCGCCGTCCCGGCGATAGCACCGATGAGCATTTTCTGGGTAGCGGCTCCCGGAATACCGTCCACGGTAAGCCCATAGTCTGCCTGAAACGCCCGGATAGCCCCCTGTGTGTTCCTGCCATCAATGCCGTCAATCGAGCCGGGAGAATA